CAGCAGCCACTTTGGGGTCTTTATGTAAATAAAATATATTCATTAAAAACTCTCCGTCAATAAATCTGTTTTTAAACAAAACAATTCAAATATTTCTACTGCAAAAACATAACCCATATAAAAGGTAAACATATATGAAAATGCTACAATAGCACATATAAAAAATATTCGCCAATATTTTGCAATCATATTAATGTATCTGCTTTCTGAAATAATCCATCTCACCATATTTCTTACATAATTTTTTCATAGTTGTAAACCAAAAGTTTTTAGACCAATCTGTTGTTGACCTTTTACATGCCTCTTCAGCTCTTTTAATTCTTCTTATTTGAAGTTCTTTAGTAGGAATTGTCTTTATCATAATATATACTATACCACATTTATTTGTCTTTGGCAACCGTTGGAAGTTCATTCCATTCCATTATTTGGTCTAATTTAAGTCTGATTTCATCAGGATCCAGACCTAATTTACGAATTTCCTCTGTACCCATATTTCTAAAAAATTCTTCGTAATCACGATTCTTTAGGTCTCTTGTACCTAATTTTTTAAAAAAGTCTTTATAAACCTTTTCTCTATCTCTGACTCTTTTCGCTCTAACTTTTGCGTTAGTAGCCTCTTTTTGGTAATCTTTTTGGATTTTGTTTTCTTTCTCTTCTTTTGCAACTTTTCTACTCCTCAATGATATATTAGCCGCTATCAATAATAATACTGCTAAAGGGTCAAATACAAATATTAATACTATAATTACCCACCTAACAGCCTTGTCAAAATAATCTTGTGCTTGTTCACCATATATTAATTCTGCAATATATTTAATTGGTCCTACTTCAGCCTCTATTTTATCTTGTTCTAATTCTAATACAGCTTTTTTATCTGTTAATTCTGATATTTTATCACTCGCATTATTAATAGCAAGTGTCAATGCTTCTCTTTCTTCTTTTTGTTTTTCTCTTTCTTTTAAACCTCTACTGACATATTCTAACTCAATATATTTTTCTAGTGTCTGGTCTAATAGTGATAAAGTTTTATTTGACCTATCTATAATAAGTTGTTCTTGATTAATCTGTTTATCAATTAGTTCTATCTTAATATTATTAGAAGATGTTGGTTTAACTTGGTCAAGGTGTGCCTTTGATAAGAAACCAAAGATACCCATAGATGTGATAAAGATTAATACTATTACAGCAAATGTCAAATACATTTTAATAGTATATGGTACTAACTTATTGCGCCAGTTATTATACAACCAAGAGGCGGCAACTAATTTACCAACCTCTAATGCACTACCCATAGCAATAATAGGTACAACTGCACCTGCGAATAGTGTAGATAGACCTACAATAGAATAGCCAGCGGCTATAATAGATATAGATATCGCACTTAAAAATGTTATAATTATTGTAAGCATATTTTCCTATTTGACAACTGGAATATCGTATTCTTCTCTTAACTTTTTGATAATACTTTTTATTTTACCAAAGTAATGTTCATCTGAAGCATAAGCACCAAGTGTTTCTACATATAAAAGTGAATCTTTAATACCATTATCTCTTAATTTTCTGTACTCCTCATAAGCACTACCATTATTTAGTATATCAATATAATGCTGTACACTATCACACTCATGCATATAGACTCTAACACCCCATTTTTTAGGATTGTTTGAAGGCAACATATGTGGCTCTCTTAAATCGTATGTACGAATACCAAACAAATTTTTACCCTCTAATGCAAATCTACTATTTCCCCAACCACTTTCTAAAGCAGCCTGAGCTAATAATACTTCAAGATTTACAGGATAAATGTCTGTTGTTGTATTGTAGATATAGTTAACACATTGACCTACACTATTGATAAATGTTTGATTATTTGCTCTCTCAAAATCTGGTTTTTCCCACTCTGTAATTTCTTCTAAAGTGTTTGCAACCTCATTAGCAATTTGTTCACTCTCTTTTGCTACACTATTATTGTATGTGTACCATATAGTACCAACAAAGGTAACTATAAACACAACCATTAATGTATATAATATAGTTTTTATTTTCTGTATCATTTAAGCCTTTCTGATTACAATATAATCATAACTAGAAATCGACTCTGGCTCATTTTCGCCATACTCTGACCAAGTACCAATCTCAATGTTCTTATTCTTTTTTTGAAAGAATTGCAAACCATTATTGTCCATATATTTAGACATGGTTTTAAAGATTTTTTCTGATTGTTTTTCAGTAAAGTTATTCAATACATCTGTAGCCCAATTACCAGTATAATAGGTCATTGTCTTATCAGAGCCTTCAATAAAATTATCTATTTTTTTGGGGACAGCACTAATAACTGATTTTAAATAGTGGTCTAGTTCTTTTGACTTTTTTCTCACTTGTTGCATTATATATTCCTCTCATTATAAACCTTTAATTAAAAACTTTTGTATCACATTTTTAGTAGGTATCACCGTTGTGTTACCACCATCTGATAATTCACCATGCTCATCATAGTTATAATCACTCATTAAAATATGTACATCTCTCGACTCTTTTACTAGCCAACCAGTTGATACACAAATAGCAGGTTTTGACTTTTGTATTTCTTTTAAAGTTCGCCAACCTGAATCACTTTGAATATCCTCCCAATACACCATATAGAATTCAAACTCAAACGGTATACCTGGTAGAACATCTGACTTCTTAACCTTTTTTGCCATTCTTTACACTCTCTATTATTAACATGGTTAAACATGCAAGAATTATAATTACTAATTCTTGTGGCACATACACATAGATTGATTGTAAAATGTCGTTTATCATTTCTACTATATGCATTCCTTATCAGCAATTTTCGTGTCTTTTAACAACTCACACTTATATTTGCTGTCTGCTTTTAGTCTTATGTCAGCGGCTATACTCTCTAATATATTTGGTAAATGTTTTTCTAATACATCAACCATTTCTAAAGAAAATTGATATGCTAACTTATGCATTTCTGCCTCTAATACAGAGGTATCTACATTGTTACCATTTATCTTTTCTTTGATTATATGAGCTACAACTGCTGTGTTGTAGTCATTTGCTTGTACTGATTTTGCAAACGCATTTAAACCAAACCAAACAATCGCAAGTATTAATATCAACTTTTTCATAATATATCCTTTCTCAATATTTATGGTACTACTATACACTATCCAGTATATAAAGCAAGCACTTTTTTAAATAAAAAGCTGTTGTTTTCTGCGATTTTTGGGGTGCGACAAACTAGATGTTCTAGTTTTGTACTGGTTCCTCACGCAAAAATTTATCATTCCAACCAAATGCCTCTTTAACTACTGATTCGGTCAACCCTTTGTACATCTTATTTAAAGATTGATTCTTCATACCAAGTAAAACTTTAGCTTCGTCTTGGTGTAATCCTTCTAACATTTGAATAAACATGGTTTCTTTTTGTGTTTTTGTAAGGTCATTGTCTGCGCCTTTTACAAAATGCCACAATCTCTTAGCTTCGTTTCTTAATAAACCGTGTTCAGTACCGATTGGTGCTTCGTTAGCAATATATGGTGGGTCACCTGCTGGTAAGTCCCATACAATATTTGAGTCAAATGCACCTTTTAAAACTTGTTTAAGAGGAGCGCTTGCGTTTTGTTGCAATATTGCTATCTTTTTTGGTTTGTCTTTTGCGTTATTAACTTTTGTTAAAATCTCGGACATAAGTTGAACATTCTCACCAATACCTGATGTATTTTGTGATTGTTTCATCATTGCCGGATTCATTAAATTTGGATTTCTTTGTTGTTCAGCCATAATTTCTCCTTCAATTCATACTTCTATTTATACGAAGTTCCTTTTGCTGTACCATTTATAAAATGCCTTGTCCGTAAATATTTCTGCAATCTCTGATGGTGGTACTTGTTCCATTTTTATGCATTCCTCTAGGCTTTCATACTCATAAGTGTCAACCTTTCTAGTCATTGTTTTTTCTTTATTTGACTCTGCTAGAGTTTTGACTAGTCTTTGTTGTTTAGTTAGTGTCATCTGGTGGTGCCTTATCACCTGGATAATTACTATCTAAATTTCTTATTATAACATACAATACCACAACTGATATTGGTACACCTATAAAAAATAAACCTAATAATTCCATTAAAACTTTCTAACTATATGTTTTCTTAATGCTCTTACTAACTCCTCTAGTTTATCTATAACTCCGATTAAATTAGGGTCTGTAATATAATTTTTTTGTTCTTTTAATTTGTCGTACTCTTTTATAGAAATCTGTACCATAGGTGATAGGTCTCTATTACCCTCGTTTTCCATGGTAGCGTCTAGGCCTCTTTGTTTCTCATCACTATCTGTCATAAAAACCTTTTGGTTTACCTGTTGTAAGAAAGGCCCCATTAGGGGCCCTTCCCTTAGCAATTATGCTGAGTAAGCGACTTGCTTACCGAATACAGAATTGATACCAGCAGCTATAATAGCTTTTGATGGTGTACCTACTCTGTAAGAAACGCCTTTTGATGTTCTATTCTCATAAATCATCATTCCTTCGTTTCTTAATTTACCAACCATTGCGGCTGGTGATTTAAGGTCGTATGTGTTTCTC